CATGTAGTTAAATCCAAAGAGCTATTAATTTTCTGTCTAATAGATGACAATCCATATGAATTGTCTTTTTGGTTTGTAATTAAGTAGAAATCCTTTGTTACGTCTTTGCCGTCTGAAGTAATAAATGCCCCTTTAACTGTTGCGCCTGTGCCAGCAACAGTAGCATTTGAAGTCAAAACAACATTGTCATCATCGGTTATAGATGATACTGTACCTACTTCGTTTCCATTAGAATCTACAACCAAAACACCAACACCTAGTTCGGTAGTTGCTGCACCACCAGAACCTGTTAGCGCTGTGCTGTTTGTAGCGTATGTCCAAGTGCCTGTTAAGGTTACTCCATCATATGCAGTAACAGAATTTAGTTTATATACGTCAGGAAAACCTAAACTGTAAACACCCAAAGTAGAATTTAAATGTGTAGAAGTATTAATTTTTACTAATTCATTTTTTACAGCTTCTTTTACATTTCCCTTAACAGAAGATATTGAAGTCTTAGTCAAAACATATGCTTTAAATTCAGGAGTTCCAGATGTAACATTGCCTATGTCTATTGCAATAGAGGTTGAGGATGAGGATTGTTTTACACTATCACCATCTATAACTTGTCCAACTACTACTGAACCAAGAGTAGCAGAGGTAAAATTGCTTGTTGCTACTAGTAATAGATTTGAATCTGCACTTCCGTTATACCATGGAAAAGTATCTCCTGATACAGGAGGAACTATATTGAAGGCACCTGATGGCAGAGCAGCCGGTGTAAGACCGGAAATTTCTGCCATGTATGAAAATTGAATGTTAGGTGTTCCTGAAAAGGTGCCGTCTGTATTTAATGTTTTGATAAACGATCTAGGCAATTTCCAAATGAGTTTATTATAATCAGGATCTAAAATTTCAGCATTGCCGTCACTATTCAAAACAGGATCCGCAAAAGCATCCTCTGATCCATTATTATAATAAAAGGTTCTCACATCTTTAAAATTTTCCGTAGATGAAGTGGTGCCTGTCATTTTTATATCATAAAGATACATTTTGTACCGACAGCTTGCAGTACCAATAGTACCGCCATGATATATTATTTGCCTTACCTTAGCTTCACCTATTTTATTACCTGCAACCGTTGCTCCAGATTTACTTCCGGTACTAGCATTTGTTGCTGTGTCATATAAATCAATAATTCCATCAGCACCAGAATCAATGGAACCCAGGTTCCAGTTGCCAGCTAGTTCATCAACAATAACATAGTTGCCGTAAGCAGTTGTAATCTCTTTTGTAGTAGATGTTGTGGCTGTGGGTTTATCAAATCCAATTAATTTTTTAGCCTGTAGTGTTCTTAAATATCCGCCTACATTACATTTACCGGGGGTGATCTCTGCTACTAGTTTAGAAGGATCGCCTAAAAGATCCCTTACAGTAAGAGGATTTGAAGATTTAGTAAACAAACCTCCATTACCATTCCCATCATCTAAGTGTTCTTTAACAGTAGTGTAAAAACCGTTAATAATATAGTTACCATTAGTAGCATATGCTCTTTTTGCTATTTGATCGCCGATTTTGCCTAGAGGATCGTTTTTAATTTTGTTTCTACTGAAACGTCCTCTCTCATATAAACCATATCCAAAAAAGTTGTCCGGTATTGCAGCATCTAAAGCGTATGATTTGAGAGCTACTGAAATTTTATATCTATCAGCACCGGGTGCGTTTTCGTTGTATGTACCGGATGCAGGATCCAAAAGTGTAGCATCGTCATCTGATTGTACAATGGATTCTGTTACTAGGAATCCTATTTTTCTAGCTACTGCTGGATTGAATTTGTCAACATAACAACCTATTTTACCAGTTCTTACAAATTGTCCTTTAACATAAATCAAACCATCTGATAACGCAATTCTATGTGCGTAACCATAATATCTGTCTGCCATTGTTTCGGGTGAAGAAACAAAAGTATTAACTACAAATGTTCTTCCTTTCCAAACACCGGGTGAAGTTACAGTAAGTGTTTCTCCTGCTTTAAAATGTGAGAACACTTCAGCATCATAGTTAGGATCGTCAGGATTATTTACAAAACCACTTAGTGCTGTATTAGTAGAACCGCCACCGTTTTCATAAGATAGATATAAAGTTTTTGAATCTGGATGTGCGTTTTCTCTGCCAGGACGAGTGTCTACAATTGTTGCTTTAAGTCCTGTTTGTGAACCTACTACTGTTTCTCCAATAAAATTTGGAAGATCGCTGTCTGCTACTGTTTGTGTAGAGGCATCAGTATCATCAATTTTTATATAAGGTACGGCTGTTTGCTTTTCTTCACACCCAGAAATTATCGCGCCTTCTTTTAACGTATACCCAGAAATCTGAGAAAGCTGATCTTGCAGTATAGTTTGAAGCTGCGTTAACTCTCTTGCTTGTACAGCAACGCCTGGTTTGAACAAAACCCTAGAGTAATTTTTTGTCGCATCAAAATCGTCATAATAGGGTGAAGTTGATAAGTTGAGTGCCATCTTTTTTAATACCTTAGAATGTTATAAATGTCTTGATTACTTCTGCCTGGTCAGCTTGTCTGCTGATACCGCCTCTGTTTTCCATATAGACAATCTCTCCTGTTTTATAACTAAACTCAGGAGCAGTCACACTATTTATACCACTACCATTAGTAGTATCTCCACTGCCTATTATATCATCAAAAGGAGCTGTTGTAGCTATATTAGTAGCCGTTATAGCTTGTAAATAAAGATAGTAACCATTGCTATCTTCTAAAACCTGAACAACCCTGGCTGTTCCACCAGAACTCATAGTTACTATGTTATTAGTGTCAGTTGGTGTATCATCGTCTATTAAATCCAATGATGACCACTTAGCATATTCTGTAGCGTTTGCTAATTCTACTCTGTATGTTGATCTGCCTGTAGTAGATGCAAAAATATTTCCACTAAGATCTAAGAAGTTTTTACCTAATCCAATTTGTCTAAAATCATTATTCAAAATCAAATCATCATTAGTAGGATCTGATAATGATATTGATAGAGCCAATGTTGTTGAAAACAATTCTCTTACCATATTGTTTCCGTGTCCTAAAATAGGACCTATGACAGCTCTGCCGTATACAGCATTATTGGGGTCAGCACTAGAGTAAACTGTTACATTAGCATATGTATACCCAGTACCTTGATTATTTACTATAATTTTACTTACCCCACCATTGGCATCAATAACAGCAACAGCCGTAGCATCTTGTCCGTCTCCAGAAATACTAACTAAAGTATCACCCTGGGAAAAACCACTGCCGGCGTCTATTACTTCAATCCTATCAATTTGTCCTGCAATATTAGAAGATTCGTCCTCAACAGCTTTTTGTGCAAGAGTCAGCACACTGTCAGGGTCTGCTAAGTTTACTTTCAATTCAGCGTCATCACCGCCGTGGTCTGAAGAAAGAATTTTACCTGTAACACTAGTCAACAACGCATTTGTATTAGGGTCTCTATATGAAACTACAGCATTGTCCACTAATTCAATAGTATTGTCGTCTACCACATTTGCTACTACACCAACAACCTGTCTGTTTTCGTCTTTTATTATTCTACCCACGGTAGTAGGAGAAGTTGCTGTTGTAGCGTCTCCGTTGACACCTGTCAGTGTGTTGCTAGAAGTGTCATAACTCCAAGTTCCGGCAAGACTAATGTTGTCCAAAAGTGTTAATATTGCAAAAGAATATCCTTGGCCAGAACCTTCTTCTGTTGTTTGTGAAGATGTTAGCGTTACTGTTTCTATTGCTCCTGTACTACTATTCAAAGAAGCTGATGCTGCTGCTACACCCGAACCGTCACCCTGTACAACGACTGTCAGTCCACTACTGTAACCGGAACCACCATCAACAACGGTAACGTCATCAATTTCTCCTGTCACATCAAAAGTATCGTCAGCTGAGCCAGCTACTTTTCTTACAGGTATCCAATTATCATCTAAGAATCTAGTTCTGTCTCCTTCTGAAACAGTACCCATGTATTTCCATTTATAATTATCACCTGTAATTTCAATTTCTAATCCTGTTGTAGTAGGTGGATCTGTACTAGGCACTACAATTCCGGACTCATTTCTATTATCCAAGCATTTGTAAATATTATAATCTACAGTCATTACATAAAAGTTAGCATCACCTAGGTGTGTGGCTGTTTGCCAAGATTTTTCGTTTGCTGTTTGACTTGAATAATAGACATCATCATATCTATCGTAAATTGTATTGACTGTCCAATTGATTCTTCTAACAAGATGGCATACATTAGTACCTGTTATCCTTTGTATAAACATCATGTTTTTACGAAAGGCGGTAATATCTTTGGTACTATCCACAGGAGTATCTGGATTAGATTCATCCGCCCACTCATCTGTTTTACCAAAGGTAAAATAGTATAGATCGTGATTATTTTTTATATCTCTAAAATAAGTACGAGCTAATTCTACTTTACCCAATCTTGTTAGAAGAAGTGCCATCTATCTGCCTATTAAGAAATAGTAATTGTCCAGGTGATTGTCATGCTGTCTGCAGCGCCTTTGTTAATTACTGAAAATACAGTACGACAAAGCATATCCCCGGCTGAAGAAGCATTGAAAATGCCTGCTTCTGTAAGTGCTCCAGTACCAGTACCAGCACCAAAAGTAGCAACATATGCTACAGCATTGTTAGTAACTGTTGTTGATGTTAATGCAACAATAGCAGGTGTGCCAAAAGGTGTTTCAAGTTCAGTGTTGCCAGAAGCTGCAGGAGTGCTGCCTTCACCAACTTCCATGTGTGACATTACTGCATTAGTAGTGCCTTCCATGCGAGATGCGATAAACTCTAAACCAGTATCAACGACCAAGTTAGGTACATGGCGCTCATCTTTAATGCGACCATCGGCATCGCGGATAACAATATCCACCATACCTGTCGCTTTCATTGTGTCTTTATTAAACATTGTTTTCTCCAAAATTTAATTTATATTTTAAAATGTTGCCAACGTAGCACCTTGTATATAATCATTAGGTGTTGCTAAATACGTTGGGTCTACGTAGTCTTGACCTGCTATTATTATACCCGAATCAGAGGTTGTAGCAGTATCAGAAAAATCTCTAACCCATGTTATAACAGAAACAAGAACGTCTGTTGTGGTTGTTGTTTCTGTTGTATTTGATTCTTTCAGTATATTTATAATTAAATCTTCAGTGCTATTGACATTATTGCTTATATTTTTACTACTACCTATAGTAAAATCAGTAGAATCGTCTGTATAAACAATATCTTCTAAATCACGAGCATATTCAAAATATTCGGATATTGAAACACTGTCTGATAGTGTTAATCCGGGTATTACATTTACTATATCAACATTTTCCGTTACGGTCAATGGTTCATTAAAACTTCTGGTCCAAGTCATAATCGGGACAAAAGTTTCTGATGCTGTTAAAGGTTCTTCTATGGATTTAACAACATCAAAATATACATCACACGTTCCTGCATATGATCCATACCAATAATTAGTATTCACATATAAAGGACTGCACCCCTCTTCTGCTGTTACTTCCTCTTCAAGATCTTTAAAGTATGTAAAACCTAATACCTCTGTCACAACAACAGCATCTTCTAAGACCTTTTCGTACTGTATGGTTAATATGTCATTAGCAAGTGTGAAGTCTTCAGTAATAAACTTGTAAATGCTAAGACCTTCAGGTACAGTATATCTTATATTAGTTGAAATAGCAGATTTAGATACAATATCACCAAATACTTCTTTACCTGCAGGGTGCATATGTTTTCTAAAATTAGCATTCCAAATGTTTTGTGAAAGCCCTGATCTGATGATGTATGAATAAATTTGATTTCTTCTATTATCATTAAGAACATTTTTTGTAGAAAGCTGGCCGCGAGTTCCTATAAACTCTCCAACATAATTGTAATAATAACCGGTAGTTATTGTTACATCTACTTTTTCACCTATACTAGATGTTAGTGTATTATCTACAGTAGCAGAAGACCAACCTTCACCCGGAGACACAATGGTCCATGATGTGGGTACATTATTGTTATTTAAATTCTGTACCCTAATAATAGTTCCTTGTGTAGAACCTTCCTTAACTCTATATGATTGACCTTCTTTAAATCCCCAATCTGTTGTGGTGTGTGTGGCTACAGCAAAACTAACATCATCAGCTCCGCCGCCACCAAGATCTGCATCTGCAATAGTAATAGTTTCACCTACAATAAAATCATTACCGGCAGTATCTATAGTAACAGCAGCCGCACCTGTTCCGTCTATTGTAACAGTAAACTCTGCGTTTGCGCCAGTGCCATCTGAAGTCCAATCAGAAGAAGTTATTGTATATGTGCCGGCTGCTCTACTCGCATCAGCGGCCGATAAAGAATCTATGGTTGCTATACCACCTCTAGGAACAGCAGCTGAAATACTTTTTGCTATTCTTTTTAAAACTGCTTTTTGGTTTTCTTCTATAGGTACTTCATCTCTAAGTACGATAAAGGTCTCTAACCCAGTTGTGTCAAAAGAAATGGTTGCATTGTTGCTATAACCAGAACCGCCTCTGTTTACAGTACAAGACAATACTTTTCCATTCTCAACATAAGGAACAATATCTGCTCCTGTACCAGTCGTGTCAGTAATTGTGCCTGCAGGAGCAGCAATATATCCAGAACCAGTATTGGTCATGGTCACAGATTTAATTACACCATCATTAATAGCAGTCACATCTAAAACTAGATCAGTGGTGCCACCGCCAATGTCAGCTGATGCTATTGTTATAGTATCATTAACAGCAAAGTCTTTGCCTTTGTTGTATAACCCTCCAAAAGGAATAGTTGCTAGACCAGTACCTGATACCTCTACTGTAATAATTGCCCCGGACCCTGAGCCTGAAGTTGTAAATGTTGATACCGAATATAATCCACTTGCTCTTCCAGCATCGGTTGCTGTTGCTGTTTGTGGAATGACAGTGCTTAGAACACCATCCTCAATAGTAAGGGTACCGGTTGCCGCGTCACCTGGGCCAGGTATACTAGTTATAGCTGTTGAAAAATTTCCTAAAAATAATTCATAAGACTGTGGTGTAGTTACTGCACCCAAATTATTTAATACTTGAGTATTACCAATCTTAATAGTATTTTCTATTTTTGCCGGAATTCTCTTTATGATTGTATTTGATGCTCTTACTACCTGTGTATAAGCAGATATAGTAGCTGTTGTTACAGTTATTAGAGCCGGAATATCTAATTCAATGTTATCATCATCTGTAATAGATACTACTGTACCAATTATGGATCCATTTGAATCTCTTAGTTCTTGACCTATAGAAACTTCATTGAGTGCATTTCCGTCAGCACCGGGAGCGGTTACAGTAGTAGAAAGTATAGAGCTAGACCAAGAACCTGTTAAAATTGATACTTGCGATGGCGTAGTATAATAAAAGTTTTCTGTAGAATAATAACAGATATCTATTTCTTTACTATCTAAATTAGTAGGTTCATATCCGTCATATCCTTCTATTGCTCTAACTGAATTTCTTTGACGCCAAGTACCATCACTTGTTCTTAGCAAATATGTTGTTGGATATTCTATTGTGACATCTTCATCATATACTAGTTTAAAATATGCCTTAATAGCTCTTTCAGAACCCTTTGCTTCATACAAAGTTTTAATATGTTTATACAGTATTTTAGGATCTACTGCAAGAATACGAGGAAAATCTTGTGCTATTTCTAAAGCTTTCTTATTTAATTCAATAGCGGTTAAATCATCTATATCAAAATATTTGGAGTTAAAAAGAATATTACCGGGATTTCCGGTAGTATCCATATAGTCAAAATAATTTTCTACAAAAGTTTTAAACGTATCATAATCGTATCTAATAAATTCAGGGAGAGAATATTTTGAAAGATTTTTATATTTTGTATCGTAAGGCTCAGAAGTGCCGTAATAATAACCTAAAGTAACGGTTGCTGTTGCAGTATCTCCATTTGCAGGAGCGTCTACAGTAACACCAATGCTGGTTAAATTTACATCATAACCGCTTCCAGGTTCTTGTACATTAATATTAGTAATTACACCATTAACAACGGTAGCAGTTGCTGTAGCTTGTACCCCACCCGGAAGTGTGGGCGCATCTATAGTAATTGTAGGATTTGAAGCGTAACCGGTGCCGCCAGCAGTAACGGTTATGGATGCAACATATCCTAAATTATTAGGGACAGTGTGTGCCATTAGATTCCCTGGTTATCTACAGTTACAGTAATTTTAATACCTTCTCTGGCTCCGGTTGCAGCATTACTGACAGTATCGTTCTTATCCAAAATTGTATTTTTTGAAGGAGCCGGGAAAACTGCACTAGTAGATACAGGAGCAACTCTAGTCAAAACGCTAGTAGAAATATCTTTAGAGTCATCATGTGGTCTAGTAGAAACCCTAATTACAGTTTCATTTGAATATAAACTGTTTACTTTAATTGTAGGTATTGTTACTTTACCAGTAGAATAATCTATTGTTCCTACTTCTGCTCTTTGCCTATTACTACTATCAACAAGATAAACTTTACCAAATCCATTATATTCCGGCGGAACAACCCCCGCATCAGGAATATCTTGTAATTTAACTTTTACAATACCCGAACCTAAAACAGCATTAAACCAAGTAGAATGAATTTCTCTTGGTTGTACTCTACTATTGAAACTAAAGCTGTAATTTACATCTAAATTAAATTTAGTTACTGATAGTCTTTTTTGTAGGTAAGGTGTAACGGATACTGATACTATTGAATCAGAAACTTCTTTTATTGCATTGTGAATCTTTGAATAATAAAAATTCTTATTTAATGCTCTAAGTTCATCTGAAAAATGTTCATCTATAGCAGTAGATACTGCTCCTTTTATTTCAGTGCTAGAAGAAGAAGTCAAATTAGGATTATACACAACACCAACATTCAAACCAATGTAAGTGTATTCTGGATCTACAAAAACAGGTATCATTGAAATTGATCCTTTAGGAATCAGTATATCATTAACAATGTTGTCTTTATCTTGTTGTGATAATGTTTGTCCCTCTATAGGATCTAAAGATATAAAAATTTTGCCATATTCAGGAGGATTGTTTGTTTCACCTCCCCAAACGGAAACTGATTGTATATTAGAATTACTTGCTAATATTAAATTTTTATAATCTGTAGAAGTTACTGCTCTCTGTTGCGTACTATAATTTCTCGGAGCGTTTATTCTGATACTATCTATTGATTCTTTGTTTTGTCCGCCGGTTGATCTGCCTCCGGTCTCAATAGCATTACCATTAGCATCTACACCGTTGTAAATAGTAAGTCCTGTAACAATTTCATTCTGCCCTGTTAGTTTAGTAGTTAAACTAAATGATTTTGCGTTGTTTGCTTCAACACCCTGTGACACTAGATAATCTACAATAACAACATTTCCCGCTGACAATTTTGTTCCTATTACGTTGTCTCCAAAATATATTTGATATTTGCCATCGGTATTTTCTTCTAGGTAATATATTTTAGAAGTGTTTGAAAGAGACAATAAACTATTGGATAATGTATATGATGTAAAAGTATTTGTGTGTGTGGCTTCTTTGACCCTTACTCTGAGAGTTGTGGTGTCAATATTATCATTTGGTAATACAATAGGATTCAGTTCTTTGTTGGCTGAAATAATAAAACTATTGGTAACTCTTTTTCCTTCTGTTATTTCTACATTTGGAAAAATAAATTGAGTAGTAGGAACACCGTTAATATCTACTGTTTCTGCACCGGCGTTTACAGCCTCACTAGGATAAAAGTTATAAGATGTACCATCAATGTTGGTAACAAATGCTGTGTCTCTAGATAGTGTAACTGATGTGTTTGACGACAAATAATTTGGGTCAGGAGTTATGGTTAACTTAATTGTTGCGTTTGCAGACCTTCTAGATCTAGGAGTATAACCCAAACTTTTGGCCAGAGAAACAACAGAGCTTCTTTTAATAGCAGTATCAATAAAAGATTCGTTTGCCATCATGTGGGCAAGTATGGCATTATAGTGTGTATTGTATGCAAGAGCATCTAACAAAACGGATAAAGCAGACCCTTCAAAATCATAATCTGTAAAGTCAGACTGAGTTTGAAAATACTCTTTAAGATTTTGTTTTATACCGTCAAAATCTAATTCTGTTACATTTAACTGTGACATCTTTTATCTTAACCTTTTTAATTCTAGTGACAGACTATCCGGTTTATTTACATTTAGTATGCTATACCTAATGGTAACTTCATATGAATTTTGATCGTAATTAGGAATAACTTCTACTGATTCTAATTCTACTCTGGGCTCATATGACGTAATTAAGTTTTCCATTCCCTTTTGCATAGCACTTGCCACCAAAGGAGTCATGTTTTCAAACAACATTCCCCTTACATTACCGCCTTTAGTCGGATAAAAAGGCCGCTCATAAAAGTTAGTGAGTATTAATATTCGCATTGACTGTTTAACAGCATTTCCGTCAGTCTTTTTAGCAACACCACTTTTTTGATTGGGGGCAAAATTTAAGTCAAGATCTTTCCATATCTTGGCTACTTTATTTACTGGTTGTATAGTATTCTCTATGGCCATATGTGTATTTATATCCTTTATTAACCACCGAACCTAGGTTTTACAACATTTATGAATTTTTCTCCTGCCTCACGTTTTGCCCGGGCAACATCTATTACTACTTTTGGTTCTGGTACTTCAGGTATAGTTCCGCCACGTATTATATTTACTGCATCAATCTCAGGAAATGTGATGGGCAATCCTTTTACAATAATATCAGCGCCTTCTTTTTCAAAATTAGGAATCAGTTTACATATGTTTTCTATATCTAGAGAGCCATGGCGCAACAAGTTAGGTAAATTATTTAAATCTATATCGCCAAAATCTATGTTACCCCACTTGCCTTTTAAATTATTAAGTTCGTTTTGTATTTGATCTGCAGCAAGTTTTCCTGTTATCAATGTTTTTGCTATTTTAGTAACATCATTTTGTAAACTGTCAGGTACCTTTGGCAAATCAATTTCAGGTATCATGCCTTTTACAGCATCTTTTACTTGAGAAGTAGCGTCATCAACAACAGATTTAATTCCGCCTATAGCGCCACTTTGAATGCTGCTGACTAGGCTATCTATTTCATTGTTAAGACCGTCTACTTTGTCTGCTAATTTTTTAAGTCCTGCTGCTGGCCCGCAACTCATTTAAATTCTCCTAATTTGGTGCGCTAGTGCTACCACCGCTATCCCCTGTGTGTGTATGGTCTTTACCTGATATTTCACTTGACCCTGACTTATGATCTACAGATGCTTTGCTTGTTCCTGTAATATTTGTATCCTGCTGTATATTTGTAACAGAAGCAGCCAGCGTTTGAGAACCAGATGCCGTAAATGCTTGAGTGCTTTCTGTAGATTCGAGCGTCATCGACCCTTTTGATTTTATCAAACTTTCACCGCCTGCGGTTGCTGTCAATCCTTCTTCGGCTGCCATTGAAAGTTTAGCACCT